AAAAGGTGCAATCAGTCGGGCAAAGAACGAGGTGTTTAGTCCTATCGGGTCTGCTAAGTTCAGTTACAAGGTGGACGAGGACACGGAAGAGTTCATCGAACGCCCTGTGTTTGGTATGTCCGAGGGGTATGGTACGGGTTACGACTATTTTCAATACATCTTCAAGGTATGTTGCGAGCGTATAATTGACGACCCGAACGGCTACCTGACTTGGATGCCATTTGGAGAAGGCACGATTGACCCGACACAAAAGGTTGATGTTTATCCGTACCAGATTTATTCGGTTTGTATAACCCGACTCACCAAGGACAGAATTACCTTTTACAAGCCCGAGGAACGCTTTTATCTGAATTCAGGCACAACAGGTCGAATCTTCTATACAATCGACAGAGAGGCTTATTATCGCCACTACGAGATTGAATTACCTGACGATAAGACCACATTCGGAACGGAGTTAATTTACCGCCACAACTTAGGCGAAATTCCTATCGTGTTGAATGGTGGATTTAGGAAGTCGGCAATCGGTCAATTCGATTACAAGACACGCAAAGCGGTATGGGGAGAATCAACTTACATGGGTTGGTCACCTTATTCGTTTACAAGCGGGTCGGCATTGTTGCAGAATACCTATCTGCCTCAATTTATCGACTATCTCGAATCGTTCTTTGTCGGGTTCGTTGGATATGCTAACGAGGCACTAAAGACCTTTGACGATTGGAAAGGTGCGAGGGTCATGACTTCCAACCCGATCCGAGTTGAGAAGCAAATGCCTTGCACTGCCGAGGGTTGCAATAATGGCTATGTCTGGGGGCATGATAGCGAGGGCAACGATTCGAGGCGAGCATGTAATACCTGCAACGGGTCAGGCGTAATGGTTCGCAGTCCGTTTGGCATTTATCAAGTCAAAGTACCCGATAGCACAACGCTCGAAAACCAGACGCTTGTTGATGACCCCGTGTCGTATGTATCGCCTCCGGTCGATGGACTCGAGTACATGCAAAAGGCGTGGGAGACATTGATACACAAAGCCGAGTTGGAGTTATATCAACTCTTCACCGATTCGGCTCAATCAGGCGAGGCTAAAAAAGTGGACAGAGAGGGCAAGTATGCGATGATTATGGCTATGTCAAATCACATCTTTGACCACATCATCTACAACCACCTGAACTTCTTAATTCGTTTAAGAAACATTGTTAATCCTGAGCCTCCGATTATCGTCAAGCCTACATCGTTTGCCATTCGTGACGAGGGTATGATTATCGAGGAATTGAAACAGTTGAACGAAGCGAACGCACCAATTCCGGTCAAGGTCAAGGCACAAAAAGACTTGATGAAAAAACGCTTCTCAGGCAAAGCCGAAGCAAGCGAGGTAATCGAGTTGATGGTTCAGTTCGACCCGTTGTATGGTCAATCCATGGAAGACATCGAGCGTATGCAACGCATGGGGGCGATTGATACAAGGTCGGTTCAGAAACATGCGTATTGCTACCATGTGTTAGAGCGTGTCATGGAGAAAGTCGATGACATGGAACACGAAATGGAAGAGCCGGAAATTCTCGCATTGATGGAGACCGAGTTCAATACTATCGTTCCTCCACCTGCCACGCAGATTCAGATTCCAGTATTTGAATAATGGCAAAGCGTTCACCAGAAGATGAAATCGACCTGCTCATTGATAACTTGGTTGATAATGCCCGTAAAGGGGCAGACAATGCAACTGAGCGAATCATTAAGTTATTGGACAAGTACTTGGACGGTTTCCAGTTGTCTGATGGAACATTCGTTTTATCTGAGCAAAACAGCCGACTTCTCACTGGTCTGGACTCCGAAATCGCCAAAGCAATCAACGCAAGTACCTACCCATCCAGCGTGTCCGATATCGTCCGAAGCCTGCCCGAAATTGAACGATTGAGCGAGATGGTACTGCGTCAATACAATAGCACCTTTGCATTTGATTTCGACCGATTGGGGGTATCTCAATTACGCCTGATGCAAACCGAAACAATCGTTCAGAACATGACCGGCACTGGTTTGACTGCTGAGATTAGACAACCGATTCGTGATGCAATAAATCGAAATGTTTTTGCAGGGGCGAAAGTGACCGATACCAAAGCGAGACTGCGTGACTTCCTGCTTGCTTCCGAGTCGGATAAAATGAACCGAATGGCAAGGTATGCAAATGTCTGGGCGCAGGATGGCATTATGCAATATGACGGCATGATATACGACCGATTCCGCACCGAGTACGCACCGAACAGTATCAGGTACATAGGCAGTCTAATTGGCGATAGTCGTCCGCAGTGCGTTCGCTGGATAACGAAGTACAATGGTAAAATTCCAATGAGTAAGTTACAAAGTGAAATAAATTGGGCGTATAACAACGGGTCAGGAATGAACCTTGCTACTACCAAAGAATCATTCTGCACATATCGTGGCGGTTACAACTGCCGACACAAAGCAATTCCCGTATTTGAAAGTGAGGGCGAAGACAATGGGTAACAACGGGCAAGACGAATCAATCGGGGGAATTGTATCCTCCATATTGGGGTATATTATGGCACATTTTTTTTCTGTTGATGCTATTTTTTTCAAGGTAGTTATTGCCCCGGCAATCGGTGCGACTATCGGTTTTTTCGTAGTAAGATTTTGGAAAAAACTTTTCGACAAAAATGAAAAATCAGATAAAACAAATGAATAAACACGACTGGATAATTATCATCTTCTCGATGCTGATTGCCACGGCAACAGCCAATGCCCAAGACACGGTGTATATCGCCAATTCTGGAAGTAATGTAACTATCACCTACAAAGGCTCGGTCAAGTCCGTGCCTCGTAGTTTGATTAGTGCTAATAAGATTGTCAGTCCAATCTTACCAACTCAAGTATCAATTTTTAATGGTTCTTCTCAGGTCGAATCTTGGACATTTAACTTCTACCGATTTAAGGTAAACGCAACAGCCATAACCAATGTCGATAGTTTTGTCCCTGCTATAAACAACCTGAACACTGCTATGGTTGTATCGTACAAATTGCTCAGAGATATTCAAATCGTTTCGGCTTTACCTGCTAATCCAGACCCAACCGTTACCTATTTAGTCGGGGCACAAACGACCATAAGCATAACAGGATTGAACGGCAACACAGATGGGTATTACCGCATTCAAGGCACAACGATTAACGCAGGCAGTGCCGATACCCACACAATGCGATTTAATACGGTTAATACCAATGTGTACGATTCAAGGTATTCGTATGTAGGTGCTGCATCAAGCACGGGGTCAAACTTGCAAACTCATATCTTTATTGCACCAAATAACGGGGCAAATTCGCTCACTATGTTTGATATTAACATCGACCCAGCAACGGGCAAGAATCGCACGGTTCAGGGCGTGGCTAATGTGTTTGGGGCAAATCAAATCACCGCACCGCTATACCCGACATTTGGCGGTTTATGGCGTGACAATTCAACTAACATCACAAGCATACAATTAGGATATGCTTCAATATCTAACGGATATGCCGTTGGTACAAGAATTAGAGTTTATAGTTTACAGCAATGATAGAAATAGGCAAATATTACCAGATTCAGACCCCGCAGGGTGAAAGGACTGCCAAAGCAATGCAATTAATCATGGAGGGTGTTTATGGCGTTTATTCGCCGAGCGATTACGCCGTTCCCGAGGATAATCAAGGCACAATCATTCCAGAGGGTTCGCCCGAATCTACGCCACAAGAGGCTGAATTATGGGATGAGTGGTATGCCAATAATTAGTAAATTTGTAATAAATTAAAACCAATCATACAATGAAAAAAGCAATCTTCCTTTCAATCAGTTTGACGCTGTTCGCCTTTATCGGTTTGAGCGGTCAGACAAAAGACACTTTGACCGTGTCTCAAAACTCATCTACTGGCGTCATTACACTTCGCAGTCAGAAGTCAGGCAATCTCGTTATCAATCCGTTTGAGTACAATGGATTCGGTAACATTCAAGCCGTGTATAGCACAGCAAGTGCCGATACTATGGTTTATTTGCAAAATGTAAAGACTGGCACTATCATCACCCGCTACCGCAAGACAGCATTCTATTTCGCTACTTACGGAATCACTGCAATGACTGCAACTTGGTTAAATGCTACTTATTTCAATCCTCCAAACTTGCGTCAGTTAAATGTAACCAGTGCCGTTAGAGATAGCCTCGTGTCTTGGGGTCTTGCACCAGTTGGAACAATTATATTCAATACCACTATCGATAGTCCGCAAGTACGCAGGACTTCCGCTTGGCGTTCATTCTAATCCAAAATAAATAGTCATGCAAAAGTTAAACGAAAAACAAGTATTGGTGCAGAACACCAAAACAGGCAAGCAGGTAATCTTGTCTAAGCATTTCTTCGAGCGTCAAAAGGCATTGAAGAAAAACGGGTTCAGTGATTTCGAAATCGTGCCTCCTGTGTCAACGGCTACGGCTGAGAAACCAAAGAAGTCAAAAGAAGTAACCGAGTAACAACCAAACCAAGTCAGCAACTATTATGAGTAAAGCAATCGAATTTCTAAAACTTATGGGAGTACCAGAAGATGTGGTTACTTCAATCGAATCTGCCGATGACCAAACAGACCTTTCCGGCTTTGTCGAATCGACCGAGACACACTTCACCAACTATTACAAAGAGCGTGTTAAGGACGAGATACACAAGGCTGGAAAGGGTTCGGCTTATGCCGAGGCAAAGAACTTTGTTAAGAAGCAATTCGGATTAACCGAAGCGGAAATTAAAGAACTCGACTTTCAAGGCGTGTTGAAATTAGTCAATGACCGCATCAGCGAGAAGTCAGGCAACAAAGAAGTATTAGAGCAACTGAACAACGCCAAGCAGACGATTATCGACTATGAAAACAAGGTCAAGGAGTTTGAGGAGAGCGTAATTCCCTCGATTAAAAGCGAATCAGAAAACGCCATTCGTTCATTTAAAGTCAATCAGGCAATTCAATCGGAGGTGAGCAAACATCCTTTGATTGGTGCTTCTCAGTATGTAGTACCCGGCTTTACATCGGACTTCAACAAAAAGTACAAAGTCGATGTAGATGATTCAGGCAATGCCGTTGTAACCGACTTAAACGGGGCGAAAGTGTACGACAAGAATAAAAAGGAATTGACCTTGTCTGAACTCATCGTCATGGAGGGCAAAGAAGCCAAGATATTCAAAGAGTCCAATGGCGACCCACAGCCACAGAAGTCAGGCAATCCAACGCCACCAAGTACTGCCCCTGCTCCTGCAAAGAATCAGGTAAGCAAGTGGCAACAAGAGCAGGCAGAACGAGTCGCACAGATGAAACAGCGTGCCGGGCTTGCTGGCTAACATAGTATAAATTCATCTGCAACGAACCCGGCTTATGTCGGGTTTTTTGTTTTATCGAATATTTTTTTTATCTTTGTCATGTCTGATGCCAATCAGGCTTAGGTGGCGACCTTCCGCATTAGGGTTATACCCTCGAACCCATAAATGACGAGGTATTTCAAACGCAAACAATTCATTTTAA